GTCAGTTTCCTCTTCTGGAGTTGGTTCTTCTTCAGTCTCTGTTTCTGCAGAAGCTTCTGGAGTTTCCTCTTCTTCGGCGTCAGCTTCGACTTCTGCTTGAGTTGCACCGAACATTGAAGCAGCGACTTGTGGTCTTACTTCATCAATGTTTGCAGCAGACTTCTGCATCAAAATGTCTTTCAAACGATCACTAACTTCAGATGCCGAAGCACCTTGAGCAATCATATCAACTACGTCATCCATGTTCTTAAAATAATAAGTAACTCAAATTATTTATATCTCGCCACCATCTGGTAATTCTGTGGCAGATCCGTCAACCTCTGGATCTTGTGGATCACCACCAGCCCCTAGATTAGTAGTGTCTAGTGGTAGTCCCGTACTTGGATCTACTGATTGACTTGGATCTGGAATGATTCCGTCTTTAATTTCTTTTTTTATCTGCTCATCAATTTCTATGATTTCTTGATCAGTCTGTTTGAATACATGTCTTCTCACATAATCTGCAGAATAATATCTACCAATATAAGGTTCGAGTGCAGTTGCAGTTTGAACTCTTTCATTCATTAATTCATTCTCTTTTAGTTCAGAGAAATGATTATCATAAACGTAATCATATTGAATGTGTTCTGATAATGCATCCCAATCTTCCATAGAAACAATGTTCTTGAGGAGTAATTGAGTTCTCAACATATCATGGAAAATTTGTGAGAATCTCTTTCTCATTCTTCCGACAAACTTTGTGAACTTAATTTCGTCTCTTAGAATTTCGGAAGAACGTCCAAGATTAAATCCAGTTCCTGATGCAAGTCTAGACTCGGGAACACCTAGTGCTCTGTATAGTTTCTTTTGGAAGTATTCAATATCTGCAAGTTCGCCAAGATTTTGTCCACCAGGTAAAGTAGTAATCTCGGTTCCACGTCCACCTTCGCGACGAGGGAGCCAGAAATCTTCCAGCATACTCATCATTTTGCGATCATCACGAACTTCTCCAGTGTTCGCATCATAAACCAACTTATTACGATAACGGTTCATGACTTCACGCAGATATTGTTCTGCTTTGATCTTTGGTAGATTACCAACATCAATGTAGAAAATTCTACGTTCTGGTGCTCTTGATAGTCTGTAGATAACCAAAGAGTCTTCAATCATTCTAAGTTGATTGAGTGCCTTGATTGCTTTGTGGAGATATGAAAGAACTGTATTTTTATTTCTATCTACCAGACCAGAGTGGACATAGGTGATTGCATCTTTCGAGATTCTAGTTACTGCACCTGCACCAGTTTTAAATGATCCTGCTTGTTTACCCATACGACCATTAGGATCATATTCGTAATACTCTTCAATTTGTGGAGCAGAAACTTCACCAGCACCTTTTACAGTTGCAATCGCTGGACCGAGTGGATTATTTTTATCCTTTTTAATTCTTCTAATATGACGAATCTTTTGTGGATCTATGTATCTTAGTTCCTGAATACCTTGTTCTGGTTTTTTAAAATCAATTACTTTATGATAGTAAATACGTCCATCAACATACCAGTTTCTTAGAATCTCATGACACCTATCATCAAAGTGCAATAAAGATTTGATATTTTTGAATTCGTCTCTGATTAAACTTTTCAGTTTATCCGTACAAGGAGCATTCTCCAGATCAATTTCAACAGGAGAATCATTTTGATCGGAAACGATCGCTTCGTTTATTACATCTTCAATAGCACCATCCACCTCAGGATGTAATGCCATTTCTCGATATCTTTTAATTAAATCAAACTCTGACTTATATACGCCTTCTATGTCAACATACTGTCCATAAAAACCGCTAGAAACATAATAATCCGAAGAATCTTCTTGATTCTCCGGCACAGGAGAGACGACGGACTTTTTGGATCCGTCGTCTTCCTTGAATTTAAAACCAAATAATTTAGGCATTAATTCTCAAATAGAACTCTTCGTTCTATTATTTATGTGATATCAATTAGGTAGCTGCGGGCTCTTCTGTTCCGAGTTGAGTATCACCATTAGGATTCTGTGCATCCCACCACTGAACTTGTAAAGTTACAGTAAACTCTTCAATGATATCTGAAGAATCATAAGAGACTTCGATCTCACTGACGTTTGTTGGGAAAACACCGTAGAATTCATACTGTTTTAGAACTGGAATTGAATCAGTTCCAGAAGCTCTACCGAGTTGCTTAACATGAGCCTGTCTTTGATAATCAACTGGATTAATAAGACCAGAGTTATCGTCATGCTTGTTGATTCCGTTCATCCACTTTTCAAAAGCAGTTCTGATTCTGAAATCAACATCGTTGACAACAGTAATAGTCCATGGATCGAAACTACGATCTCCTGCGACCTTCAGAACTCTACCTCTAAAAGGAACTGGAATTTCTGCAACATTGGATGCAGGAAGTTGTGCAGCCTTGCACATGAATCTAGTGATTTCATTTACACCTGCTGCACTGTCTCCCTCAGGAGTTGCAAAAGTAGGGAATATAATGTCACATTCAAACAGATTAGGGCGAGCGCCGCCCCCAATCAGTCTTGATTTAAAATCTTCTAATGTTCTTTCTGAAAATTTTGGTGAATTGGCCATTGAACGTTACCTGTAGAATAGGGTTATAAGATAAGAAAAATGTAATTAGACGGATCCAACAACTTCTTCAAAGCTAATTCCAGTTCGGTTAGCAACGAAGGTGAGACCAATGAAGTTGATTGATCTTGCAGGTTTAACGAAAATGTCAGCCCTAAACTGATTTGCGTCAATAACATCTGGAGTGTTATTTGACTCGTCGCAAACAACGAGGAACTCGGTGATACCTCTCTTCGCTTTGACATCGCGGAGGTATGGTTCAACAACGTTAACAAAATTAGATCTTGTTAACGCATCGTTGAATTCAAAGAGTTGATCTCTTGCTGCTCTCTGGATGGTATCTTCGATAGTGAGGAAGAGACGGCGAACGTTGATTCTATCGAATGCAGATGCATAGGAAAGACCAGTCTTATCGCCGAATAGGATAATTCCAGAACCAGGTGAGAAGATAACAGGGTTAATTCTCTTAGGATAGAGAAGATCTCTTTGTGCTTGAGTTGGGTTATATGCAAGTTTAATTGCGTTGTTAATAACACCTCTCTGAGCACCTGCTGGAGAGAACCATGGATAATTATTGATGGAAGTTCTTGCCATCAAACCAGCAACGTCAGCATTCAATGGAACATATCTGAACTGATTGTTGAATCTGTCAAACATGTACTTATAACCACTGTCAAACACAGCATAAGAACTTGACGTAATAGAATCAAAGAAGTTAATAATATTATTTGTTTGGTTTGTTGGGTTCGTTACGTTAACAACTCCCGCTCTATGTGGAGAGATGCAAGCAACACAATCCTTTCTACCTTCTGCAATTGCAATTAGTTTGTTTGCTTTTGCTTGTGATTCAAACAGAGTATCACCACCACTTGGTCCTTGAATCAAGAAGTTTACGTCATATTCTGCGGGATTTTCTAGAACTGTATAACTAGAAATTACGTTCGCAAGTGTTGGAGCAAATCCATTGGTTGCACCATAATCTGCACCATTGTCAAGAGTGTATGTCTTATTTCCAAGAAGACCGAAGGTGACTCCACTTGCTTCTTGACCCCATGTGATATCTGCACCACTAGCGAGGACATATCCATCTAGAGTTGTGAATTCTGGTGATGACAGAGAATCTACTGCACCTGCAAAGAGATAACTCGAATTGTTCGCAATGTAGTTCTTATAGTAGATATTCTCACTTGGAGTAATTCTTGCGTCAGTAGCCTTAGAAAGGTTGGTGAACTTCTCAAGAATGTTTCCAGAAACACCACTTACAGATCCATTGTCATCAACAATGACAACGTGCATCTCATCATTTTTGCCACTTCTAACATCAGCATACTGTGAAGTACCTGGTCTAGGTGCAATGTTCTTCCAATGAACTGTAGAATTATCCAATCCTAAAGTTTGTTGATCATACCAGTCATTTACTTGGTTTGCTGATGAGGTTGGAAGTAAACCTTCTCCGTTGTCATCAGTAGCTTCGTTGGCGTCTCTAGTGTAAGTAACGACTAAAGTTGTAGCTGCAAGTGCAACTGGTGATGCAGTATCAACAATAATTCCTCCAGTTGTGAATCCAACAACTCTTGCGGAGAAAGTTCCGTTCAGGGATCTAATTAGGTCTCCTGGGAAAGTTGCGGACTTTTCCTTGATTCTAGTTTGAATATCGGCATTACTGGTGGTAATTACAGTTGTACCGAGTCCTACACTAGCGTCATTTTCAATTCTGAACTTCTCTAGAGAAGTTGCAGCACCGACACTATTGAACGCTTGCCAATAAGTACCAGTTTCTTGTTCTACCTGAGCAAATATTCTATTAAGTCCAGATTCTGCATAATCGATTGCACTGGTTACTCCAGTAGCACTATCGGTTCTGCTGAGCATCTTAACATCAACAGATCCTTTATTGACCTTAGTGATAATACCTTTTGTATAACCATTAAATGTCTTTACAGTTCCATCGAATGGATCAGCATAATTTGTTGAGAATCCACAGGTAAGTCCCATCCCAACAGATAGACCAAAAGTACCAATAGAAACTCTTTGGTCAGCAGCTGCGTCGATGGTGCAAACTTTAAGATTGTTTGCCCAAGTTCCAGCTTGTCTTGAAGCGTAATACCACTCTGTAGCAGATGAATATGAATTAGCGTAATCTTCTTGAGACTTAATCTTTAGGGAAAGAACAGTACCAGCAACACCAGTGTGTGCGTTGACTAGATTATCGTCATCTGTTCTGATGACTCTTAGTGTTCCACCATAAGAAAGGTAAGAGGATGCACTCATCCAATATTCATATTGACCATCGGTATCTTGTGGTTTACCGAAGGTATTGAGAAGGTCTTGTTCTGTTTCCACCAGTACAGGTACTCCGATTGGACCTCTAGCAAAAGGACCTGCAATTGCTCCCACCTGATCGTTTACTGCATCAATTCTGCCTACAGTAAGATCAACTTCTCTAACTTTTACGCCTGGTGATACTAAGTTTAGCGACATGTCTTTCCCCTCTAAAGAAGATTCATATGACTGAAACTATTTAGAAATTTGGATGCTTCAAATGGGGAAACAGTACATGAACACCCTACCAATCAGGATACTCCCAATAAACTTGTTTATTTTTAGATCGTGATGTTTTAATTCTTTTTACCGTACATTCTTTACATTCATAAGAATATGCAGATGGTAAAGTGCCTCGATCTTTTCTTGTTAAGTAAAAATCATTCAATAAATTTTTTATCTGACCACAAGATCTACACTTTCTTTCTTCTAGAAATAAGTGTTCTAATTCAAATGACTCTTCAAAAGTCATCAGTGATATTCCCACATATATGACATGTCACCATATTCATCTGTCTTCCACATTGTTCCATCATTTTCTATAATGACTCCTTCGTCATCTAAACCATCACTAATAAATCCAAATGGTGCCATATCAGCTTCGATCTGATCTCTTTGGTCTTCATATATTTTTTTACGAACATCGTTGTCCGTCATTTCTTTAAAGTAGTCCTGTTGAACTAACCAAGCAAAGATGACAAGACACATTGCAAGATCATCATTACAACCTTCTTCTGCCTCGAATGATCCTGATTTTTGGATAAACGTTGTTAACTCACTAATTACATCTAGATCAGATACTAGTAACTTATCGTCCTCAATCAGCGCTTTTAGATTTAGAGATCCAATCTTCTTTACGGTTTTGGACATCTTGACACCTAATTGTGTCTTCTTACCAGAAAATCCTTGACCAACTACTTGACCCGCACGACCTCTCATGGAACACATGAGTATGTTGTCATACTCTAAGTCCATGTGAATGATCGATGCTACTTGGTCTCCAATGTCATTAACTTCTACCAATATAAATGCTTGATTGTATGCCTTCGATACATCTCTAATAATATTTGGAAACAGAATTGGTTTAATCGTATTATTTCTATACTTAGCAACTAACTTATAGGGAAATGACGTTGTGTCGCATACACAAAATGCAGAGTAGTCTTTTTCTACACCTCTTGCAACGTCAACGGTAACAACATATGTGTGATCTTCTTTTGGTTCTTCATAGATATCCAATCCTGCATTTCTTTTGATTGGATCATCATAAACAAGAGACTTTAATTTCGCTGCGGTAATCAAAGTATCAATAGATCCTAAGAACTCGCACTCAAACTCGATTTTGAATTGTTGTTCAGATGTGTTCTTAATTGTTTGTTCTTTCCATTCCAAATCCCTACCAGGGACTTCAGACCAGTGAACATCAGTTGGAATATAATCGTTCTTACTCTTTTCCGCATCATGCCACATACGGTAGAAGTGATTCATACCGTGCGGGGTAGATACAATGATTACTTTGGTGTTTTTACCAGAAGTAATAGTAGGATAAACAGAGGCAAAGAAGTCATCAGCGACGTGATTTGGGACGAACGCGAACTCGTCGAGAAAGAGGACGTTGAATGACATACCTCGGACAGCACTCGC